TTATTTAGTTCTGAGATTCTTTGAAGATTGAAGTCTTTTTTCTTAAAGTGTGGTTTGCTACTAGGCAACACTGGATCTGGTGTATTTGATGACTTTCCAGTCAGTCCTGCCTTGTAACGCTCCATGACATACTGGTCATAGAGACCCACATCCTGATCTCTCAGGAAGTTAGTAAAACTCTTTGAGGCACCACAATTATGACACTTGAAGTTATGATCGTTCTTGTGCTTGTAGATATACCCCCGTGTCCTGTTCTTGTTCTTCTGCGAGTCGCCACAATACGGACAACGGAAAGTATACAGTCCTTCTTTTTTCTTACTAAACTTCTGCAACCGAACTGAAATCAGTCCGATATACTTCGCATCAACGAAACTCATTACGAGGAGACTATTTTCCTGAAGGTATTATAACCTGTTGAGGGGTGGGTGTCAAGAACAATGGTGCAATTCTACTGCCTGCTCCGATGACCAGTGCTCCGACAATTAAGACTCCGCCAACTTGCCAGCGGAACTTTGAAAATGCTTTGATGTCTTCCTGAATTTTATCTATTCTTCCATGAATGATTTGAGTATTCTTTTCACTCGTTGTCTTCATCTCATCAATCATTTTGATGATGAGATCATCACTCTTGATACTCTGCTCTATTCTTTCGTCATGCTTAGCAAGAATCTGAGCAATTCTAGCATTACCTTCCGATATCTTATCTACAGCAGACTCCAACTTCGCCAGCATCTCTCTGGAAAGTTCCTCGTAGATGTCTAACTTTGTTTCTAAAGCAGCAACTTTGGAGTCAGAGAACATTTTACTTCATCCAGCGTTTTCTAGATCCAGGTCCTAATCCAATTATCTTCTTTCTTCTTTTCATTTTACCCATAACAGGATCACATCCAGAAGTTGGTCCAGCAGCAGGAGAATCCTGACCGAAACCACCACTAGTGCCAGGGGCATTAGCGACCATCATTTCTTCGTAAAACTGTCTGAAAGTTTTCATAGGGTTTCTAGAATATTCAAACACTTTTCATCAACTGGTATATCATGTAATTGTGATATAGGATACTCAGGAAGTCTACCGAGATAGACTATAAAGGTCTTGAGTATACACCACAACTCTTCATCAATTCTGTAAAACAGTAATGGAGTAGTAGCATCACCAAATATATTATACAAGATAATAAAATGATTCAGGAGGAGAGGAACATTCATATCCCCCGTGTTTTTATATTTGTTCAGCAATCGCTTGATCCACTTAAACCGCTTCATGTCATCATAAAAATCCTCCTGCGTTACTGCCTGAGGATTTTCGTAATGCTTGATAGCAAACATTATATAGTTCGACTCATTTAATTCATCAAATCGCATGTTAAATCATTCAACTATCAGCTATCGGGCAGGATGGTATCGTCTGCTGCGTCTCCAGTAATACTGCTTCCAGCAACGAAACACTCGGTCTTCACTCTCTGGTTACCGTGTTGATCAGTGTAAGAAGTAATTCCTACCCAACCAGCGTGTTGTGGTCTGTACTGTGAATCATCATCGCGTGCTGCTTGCATTTCTGCTTCATCAACACCGAAGATCTCATTGGATTCATAGTTGCTATCCAATGGAAGATACATTGGTTGATCAGAGATGAAGTATGCAACACCGCTGATTGCAGTACCATCTAATCCAGTTGTATTGTGGATTGTGAAAGTGGTGTTTCCAGTTCTTTCTTTGATGGTTGCACTTCCTTTACCTGTGATGGTAACAACTCCGCCCTCGATGGTGGCAGCAGCGGGAAGTGTTCCAGTACTGATAGTTGCGACCTTAGTTGTAAGGTTTACGCTGATAGTACCAGTAGAGAATAAAGAGTCTGATTTGCCCCAAAGAGACATGTTTCCTTACCTATAATCTTGTATACAGATATTTATAAAAAAAGGAGACCATAGTTTTGGTCTCCAAAGAAGTCATCGTACTTCGATTGCTTTGATAACTTTTTCAAGAAGTCTGTCATCCATGTCAGTCTTGGTTAACTTGACTGCTTTTTGGAGAATGACAATACAAATTTTGATTAGTTGTTCGCCCAGTTCCTCATTTTCTGGAATCTTAGCGACTGCATCAGTAATAACTTTTGATGCTAATGGGAGTAAAAACGCAAACATAATTTGACACCGATAACGATCAAACCTATTTAGTGAAATTCATCGTTTCTGCGCTTATCAAGATATTCAATTATTTCAGATCGCCATTCCATCAACTCATTAAAGCACTTTTGATTATGAGCACATTGACGGAGTTCATGATCTGGTTTCAGAACACTCTCATAGAAGAGACCGAGAGCGTCCTTACGTTTCTCTTGTTTTTCAATCATAAAAAATTCAGCAATTCCAGGCTCGTAATGATTTATTTATCCTGCTGTTGGGATCACTAGCAGTCTTTTTGGAAGTGAGTTTCTTCTTCATGCCTCTCATTCTAGCACAGAAACTTTTTCTACGAGGGTTTCCAACTTTTTTTGAAGGTGCCTTGAGATCAGATCCAGGATTCTCACGCTCATAAGACTTGCGTCCCTTTTCATTCAGTCCACCAGACTTGTTCTTTCCTTCTTTCTTAGTCCAAGCGGCGCCTTCGTCTACTTTGGTCAGTCGATCGAGGAGTTTCTTACCATACTCTTTTCTCTTCTTATCATCAGTTTCATATGGTTCATCTACCATATCCTTGAATGCTTGCTTCTTTGCATCAAGTCTCTTCTTCTTATTAATAGAGATGATTTTTTTATCTTCTTCGGAGATTTCATTTCTCCAATTGGATGCCTTCAGAGGTTCTGGTTTAATGAGATCAATAGTTTCAATCTCAAGAGGTTTATAATCAGCAAGATCCTGAACAAGAAGATGAGATTCATTAACCTTAGGATTGACTTCAATCTTATTCTTACCACGCATGATATCGATAACTTTATCTACTTTGTCCTTTTTCATGTCCTCTACTTCATTGAGGAACTGTTCAGTAACTGATCCACCTCTTGCTTTGATCATTCTCTTTTTTTCTTCTGGATCTCTTCTTGCTCTAGAACCAGCAGAATCTCTTGCTGGTGGAAGCGCCTTCGGACTTCTAGCAGCAGGTAATGCTTTTCTATCACTTGCTGGTGGAAGTGCTTTTCTTTCTGGTGTATCGGTTGATGCTTTTGTATCTTTTGCAGGTGGTAATGCTCTAGTCCTAGTGATTGGTGTTGATACATTCTGATCTGTATCGATTCTTTGGACTGGACGAGTTGCTAATGCTCCACCCTTAGATGATGCTTTTGGTGTTGATACATTCCGATCTGTACCTGATTGTTTATTATCTCTCTTAAATTTTGCTAATCTTTGTGCTCTTGCTCTGATCTTTTCCTGTCTCTCTTGTGAGTTTTTGTCCCTAATCTTTTGAAGTCTATCCTGTTGTGCTCTCTTGCGTTCTGCAGCATCTGGTTTTCTCAATCCAAGTCTAGATCCAAGTTTTTTCGTTACACCAGATTCAACATCATCCTTTCTCTGCTTTGCTGCCATCTTAAGAGCGCCAGGTACTGCAGCAACAGACTGTGCAGTTCCGAGAGCAGTCCTTCCTGCAACTCTTGCCAAACCTGCGCCAACCTGACCAAGGTTGTCCATCATTTTACGGGTGGCAGTGCCATCACCCATTTCCTTATCAATCTTTTGAATATTACGAACACCAGAAGTCTTGAGACCCTTCATAGTCTCTTTTGCTCTATCTACACGCTTCTGTCTGATTTTCTTTAATCTTTCTTGTTTGGCAGTCTCTGCCCTACCCTTTGTCTTTTCTGCTTGGCGTGCTCTTTCGTTTGCTCTATCCTGTCTTGCCTGTGCTCTTTCTTTAGTTCTCTGCTCAAATTCTTTTCTTTTTAAGTCTAAAGATTGTCTTCTTATATCGACTTTTTCTTGCTCTCTTCCTGCTCTTCCAGTAAGTTCATCCGCAACATCTTTACCTTTTTCTCTAGTAGATGCTGCTTCAGTTAGGCTTTTTTTTTACCGATTGCTTTACCAATCGCTTTGCGGCGCTTCATCAGATACTTGTCAGAAGAATCCACATCTCCATCATTGTCCACATCAGAATCTTCCCGACCTACTGGGTCAAGTTTCTTTTCTTCAAGATTCTGGTTAAACTCTTTCCAAGACTTCATTATCGCCAAAAATGCGTTCCTATCATTTATTTATACGCTTTCCCACCTTTAACAATATAACGCTTATTAAGTCCAAGAGCACCTGGAGTCATCATGGCAACATACTTGAAGTGACCCTTTGTTCCTACCAAAGTATTTGGATGCTTCTTATCACGCATCAGTTTATCCATCTTGACTTCAGTGTACTCTTTGATATCACGCAACCAAGATTTGAACATCAATCCATTCTCGGTAACACAGATGATGTGATTAGTTCCACGACGAGTAATCTTACCCACCACACCAGTATTGAGATTTTCTACAATATCACCGATGTTAAAGATCTCACCTTGACGATATGATTCACGCAGAGATTCTTGATCAAACTTAGGAGCAATCTCCCACAGTTCAAGATCTTCTTTGATCTTCATCGCTTTGCGGACTGCATTATACATCTCTTTCTTTTGAATGGCGTTCATCCGATTAGGAACACCACGAGCAAATGCATTGAAATCACCAGACGCTGCGTGAGATCTCAGTTTGGATGCAGACATTCCAGACACATCATCCGCATCAGGGTCACGAGTTCCACCAGACAGAACCATGATATTCTCAAACTCATACATCTCAGAACCATTGTACTTCTGAGCGAGTCCTTGGAATTCTGCCAGACGATCTTGTCCTACCATGATGGTAGCATTTTTGTATCCAGCATTGTACGCAGTGGTCAATACATCAAAGATGGTCTTTGATCCTGCATCGTCAATAATGTTCTCTGCATAATCAGGGAACATCTTTTTCATATAATTAATCTTGGCACCTGGATCAAGAGGATTCTTCTTAGAGTCTTGAGTCCTGCTTGGATAGATTGCCAACTCATATCCAGTTCTTTTTGCTTCAGTCGCTGCTGCTCTCAGAAGTTTTTCATGACCAACAGTAGGAGGATTGAAACGACCAAAAACTACAACAGCGCCAGATGCTGCTTCTTGCTTTGGAGTCTCTTGTGCAGGAGTTTGCTTCTTAGCGGGTTCCTGAGTCTTTGCCTTAGGAGTATCCTCTTCTTCTTTCTTTGGAGCACCACCTCCACCAAAAATCTTCAACTTGCCACCAACAGTCTTGGCAATGAGTTTTCCTTGCTTGTCATACCAATCACCATGACCGTCGCCAATCAGTCCCATACGCTTCGCTTGGGCAGAAGCGGAAGTTTCTACAGCTTCGGTAACGAACTGCTTGAAATTTTTCATAATTTTTTATAGTGGTTATATGCTATACCAATATACTTTATTTATCCCACTGCTTTTGTGCAGTAAAATTGGCATGAGAAAATTCTCGACGATTTACAAGTTTATAAGTGCCGAACTTGTTAGTCATCACAAAACCCTCATGCGTCGTTGGTTCACCCATAATAGCACACTCAACGGACTCTGTGGACTCGATGCCTTCCATAATCAGTTCTTTGATGTGCATCAAAAGTTTATAGAGATATGTACGAACGGTTCCCATATCCGCAGCAGAAATATCTCTCTGCTCTCGGATACAACGATTTACTTGAACTTTCAATTGTTTTCCTTTCTGCTCTGAAGGAAACCAAACGACATTTGCAGCAATAGCAGCGAGATTGATAAGGTAGTCAATCCTTTTGCGCCGTGATGTGATGGTCGCATCAGTCTTTACATATTTTACTTTCTTATCTAGCGACCAATGATCGAACTGAGATTTGAAGTCTGCCTTCATCTCAGATAGTTTTGAACCATTGTAATTTGTGTGAACTGCAACCACAATAGACTCTTCAATCTCTTTATCGAATTTGTAAGTGATTGTATTAGGAGTCAGAGTATCAGTGCCACCATATCCTAGGAAGTCACCTTGCCAAACACCACATCGATCAGGAAGACACTCAAAACAAGTGTGCAGGATACTTGCAACTCTTTCATTGTCACCATGATTCTTCTCGATATCATGATGAGTGTAGTTGATCTTGATCTTGCGTTTGTTGAAGACTGACTTAGTTCCAACAAAACGCCTTTGATTCTCAGGGTTATGCCCAAACACAATGGCAGGAGCTCCATCCCACTTGACAGAAATCTTTGAATCTTGCTCTCGAAAGAAGTCAAGAACCCGCAGCACTGCATTTCGATTCATCAGAACTGAATCTTCTGGATGCTCAAGGTGTGTGTTTTTCATG